TTATCATTATCATTATTCTTTGATACAATTGGGGCACATTTGTATTCAAAGATAACTATATTGACAACAATAATACTAATGATAAATAGTTTAAAAGCTGATGAAAACCAATATAATATAATTAACACAAACGAAGATATTGAATTATAATATATAATTATCGGAAGGAAGGAAAGGGTTAACCCTGAAATGAATTAAAAGCCCCATCCACGCTTCTTCCGCTTTTTATAAGAGGTTTTTTTGCGATGCAACGGACTCTTCCTCCGCGACTTCTTTTTATTAGCCCGGTGCGACGTTTTCCGTGATTTTACGGGGGACGTTTTTTTTGTAACGCGTTTTTTGCTATTTGATTTTTTAGTTTTCTCTTCACTTGGTATGTACCTTAAGAAGAATTTCTCATACTCCTCGGAATTGCGATTATTCTTCAGTTCCTTAAATTTCGCCGCTTTTTCTGCCCTTGCGTCCTCAAGTGTGCTTTGCTTACCATAACAGGTTATTGTAAATCTCTTTAGAAGACCTTTTTGCTGCAGGCGATTTCTAGCCTGAACCTGGAATAAATATTGTGCCATACACATTATTCTGTTATTGTCATAATATGGTTTATTTGTATATAAAAACGCCAAATAAAAACTAAGCATTGTGTCTATTGTTGCGACATTAATCATACTGCCGTGCATCCTTATCCTATTGTATGAGTGACACGCGATGGGTTCGTAAATAAAGCATACTGTATCCTTATCCACAATAATTTCTATATGTGCGGGGATATTCTCTCCAATCTTTCCTTTTTTGTGGATACTCACCTTTTTAACACCAGCACTCTCTAATTGTTCTTTTATAATGGTTGCCGATGTTTCTGCGTCCTCCGACAATACATCAAAATCAGGTATCTTTAACAACTGTTTCCGGCGACGTTTCGGCATATACTTTCCATAAAGACTGCTTGCATATCCTCCAAAAAATATTAATCCTTGGTCTATTATGGTGCGACGAATGATATTATATATCTCTCTCTCGTCGTCATCTTTACCCTCCCACTCCCGCATAAATTTAGACGAATCGCAATTTGGTCCTTTTAGTGGATAATACTTATTCAATAGGATTAATCGTTTTAAAACCTTTTCCCATCTTCCCACGTCTCCGTTTGGTCTGGATAGTTCAAGATACATAGACATTCTCAAGAAATTTGCGGGAGCGTATTTAATACCATTCACAAGTATAGCATCATTGTGAATTATTTTATATATGTTTGCGTCTAAGGATGTTATATCTGCTACGGGTATAAAATTAACATAAACTTTGTATGTTCCGCTGTGTACACCCGATTTAGCTTCTACATCACCGTATCCGGCAGCGTAATAAATATCGGCCAATTCCTTCGCGTCATTTAACGCGGAGGGTGAGAAAAAATCATAATCAGGTAGTTCAACAGCTTTATCGTAAAATTGGTCCTTTGTGGGTAGGATATTATTTATCGCAGTCCCTCCGTAACATACAAGTTTTTTCCTCCTAATATAATTCTCAACAATTTGTATTATTTCTTTAACTTGAGGGGAGCTTATTTTCGCTCGAGCTGTTTGATTCTCCACCTTATCGACAGCATCGCGTAATATTTGAAGTTCCTTCTCCTGGAATGAAATACGGGGCTCCGTTGAAGACATTATATTAATTATGGAGAAATTAAAATTACCCCTACATCATAATTGATGCTTCCGGGAAACCGGGCAACGATATTTTTGTTGGGGGGGGAGTTGTTCTCTTGGCACTGGGAAGTGGTATGCACGTTATTGTTTCGAGGAATTTTTCCGGCTGAAGAACAAACGCTTGGCCGGCTGAATTAAAAAAATTTATATACGCCTGTAACTGGCCATCATCTTGCTGGAAACTCATAGCGATCATCTGACACCCTAGACCTTTTGGTATATTATACGGAAAATTTGTAGCTCGAGCGGCTAAATCTGGCAAACATACGGTTACTCCCGTTTGATTATGAGTGATTAATTCGTCGAAACTTGGCGTGTTCTTAATGTCATAGAATCTCTGTGTGAATGCCCACGAAGTATGTGTGCTATTAGTTGCTAAATTAACATATTCTGCCAAATTGGTTTTCATAAACAGTGGGTTCTCTTCGTTATTTGCGTCAATCATTATAAATATTTTATTCTTTAAATTAAATATTGGTATATGTCCACCCGCGTTATGAGCGGGTCCGCCACCCCCACCAGAATATTGATAACTATATTCCGGTCCTAACATATATGGAGCAATCCCTTCACTGCTAAATTCTTGTGCAATTTCATTATATATCTTTGTGTTTTTACTCATAATTCTAAGATGAAGAATTAAAGGATCTGCAGGATTTGGGCACATATTGCTCGTGTCTTTCCCCAACGCAGAATTAACAAGAGTTGAAATAACCTGTTTCCAGGGGACAGAATTATATGTTTCCTTAATTGTATCATTATTTACTGAAGACGCAGCCACCACTGCCTTATCGTTTACCGAATATATTTCAAAATCTAAACATCTTATTCCCTGTTTAATGCAGTCTTTCAATGCACATATGCTTACGAAATCATTTTTATAATTACCCGCACAACAACAGTTATATGCGGTTTTTATATAAAAATCCTTTAGAGATCGATTGCAATTTTCGTCGCTTAGTGGTCCAATTGTAAGATGGGATTGGTTGAATGATGTAAGAGTTTCCATATTACGACAATTTCTATCATTTAAGGTTAACTTGTTTGTTGTCCATATAATAAGTGCAAGGACAATGACAATCCCGACAATAAGTATTGCGTATTGCATTATTACTCCACTGACTTTCTTTGCTAGCCTCGTTACATCTGTAATTTTGATGGTGTTTGGCATGGTATATCTATTATACACACATAGTATTATTTTATTGTAAAACTATTATTGTAAAACTATTATTGTAAAACTATTATTGTAAAACTATTATTGTAAAACTATTATAGATTTAAATGTTTATATCTATATATATTAAAATGGGTGGCGGTATGTTAAACTTGACATCAAAGGGAAATGAATGTTCGTATTTAACAGGAAACCCCACAAAAACATTTTTTAAAACAACCTACGCAAAATATACTAATTTCGGATTACAGAAGTTTAGAATTGACTTTACTGGACAGCGCACGCTTGATTTAAACAAACCGTCCGTATTTGATTTTAAGATTCCTAGATATGGAGACCTCCTGATGGACACTTATTTATCAATGAACATTCCTCATATATGGAGTCCGATATTGCCTCCTACTTCGTGTCCGTCGGGCTCTACACAAACGGCGGATAATATATGGAAACCATATGAGTTCAAATGGATTAAGCATCTGGGGTCATCTATGATAAAGAATATTAGATTTTTGGTGGGAGGACAGGTAATACAGGAATTTACCGGAGACTATTTGCAATTGGCCGTTGGGAGGGATTTCGATAGGTGTAAGCAGGACTTATATGATAGAATGACGGGAAATACCGCCGAGCTAAATGATCCGGCTAATGCATTTAATCGAAAAAATACTTATCCTAATGTGTGGCCAAATATTTCGGATAAGTATAAAACGTTGGGACCAGAACCATCTATTCGCGGAAGAAAAATATATGTTCCCTTAAATATTTGGTTTACTCTTGCCGCAAAAATGGCGTTTCCTTTGGTAAGCCTTCAGTATAACGAAATGCATATAGAAGTGACTATGAGGCCTATTAGAGAATTATTTGTTATTAGGGATATTGATAGAATAATACCGCCGTATTCTTCTTCTAAAGGCGCAACCGTCGGAAACTATATTCAGCCGAACTTCAATAACTCCCTTCACCAATTCTATCGTTTTTTGCAGCCACCACCATTTAATTCGGACACAAACATACAAAACATTACTCAACCAGACTTTTATCCTATTCAGAGATCGGACTGGAATTCCGATATACATTTAATAAGCACATATGTATTTTTAAGCACTGATGAAATGAGAATTTTCGCAGCTAAACCCCAGTCTTATTTAGTCAAAGAAGTTTATCAGACATTAACCCACAACGTTGTAAATAGTCAAAAGGTTAAGCTACAAGCATCAGGTTGTGTAGCCAACGTGATGTGGGTTTTTCGAAGATCCGACGTAAATTTAAGAAACGAGTGGTCGAATTACACGAACTGGCCATATAGTTTTCTTCCATATAATGTAGTTGACCCACTTGACTACGTTTCCGTGCTAAGCATAGATAACTCTTTCCCACAAATTGCTTTATCAGACGAGGATAATCAACAAGAAGCAGCAGATCACCAGCATCTTGGTCTTGCTATAGATATTTCGGATAATGATTCTTTTACACCAGCGCACAATCCACCGAAAGATTGTGATGTAGATATGAATATTGATTATAAAACAAATCATAAAATGACAGGAAATTATAGCGAAGGAAATCAACGGGATATTATGAATACGTGGGGGTTGCTTGTAGATGGAAAATATAGAGAAAATACATTTGATGCTGGAGTGTTCAACTATGTTGAGAAATATGTAAGAACTGCGGGCGACTCAATCGACGGGGTATATTGCTATAATTTCGGGTTGGGGACAAAAGCTTCTTGTTTCCAACCAAGCGGAGCGATGAATTTTAGTAAATTTAGAAATGTTGAGGTAGAGTTTACGACATATACTCCCCCGGCCGACCCAAATGCAGAAACACTAAATGTTTGCGATGAAGATGCGAATTTTATTGGGATTAATAAGGCCCACTGGGAAATGTATCTATATACATACGATATAACCATCATAGAAGAGAGATATAATATATTGACAATAAGCAACGGAAACGCTGCGCTAGCATGGACTCGCTAAAGCATATACTCGCTAAAGCATATACTCGCTAAAGCATATACTCGCTAAAGCATATACTCGCTAAAGCATATACTCGCTAAAGCATATACTCGCTAAAGCATATACTCGCTAAAGCATATACTCGCTAAAGCATA